TACACCGGATATGATAGCCAAGACAACGGAAGCATTGGAGCTTTCCTATAACTTGGGCAGTGAAGGCGGCTCGATACGATTCATTGGGACACGGTATCACTTTAACGATACATACAAAACTATCATGCAGCGTGGCACGGCAATAGCCAGGATACACACAGCAACAGATGACGGTACGTTTGATGGCGAACCAGTATTGCTGACTAGGGAGCGTTTAAATGATAAGCGCAGAGATCAAGGCCAATATACTTTTAACTGTCAAATGCTACAGAATCCAGTAGCGGACACCACGCAAGGCTTCCAGCGTGAATGGTTACAGTATTACACTGGAGATGCTACATTAGGCACTAATCGTTACTTGCTGGTTGATGCAGCTAATGAGAAGCGCAAGTCATCTGACTATACGGCTATGTGGGTGGTTGGCCTTGGGACGGACGGCAACTACTATATACTAGACATGATACGTGACCGATTAAACATCACGCAACGTGCTGAATTGGTAATGAGGCTACACAGGAAGTGGAAACCCAAAGAAGTCAGGTATGAACGCTATGGCATGATGGCTGATGTGGAGTTCATCAAGCGCTTACAGATCGAGCAGAACTACAGGTTCGAGATTTTAGAGGTAGCAGGCCAAACGCCGAAGAATGACAGAATACGCAGGCTGGTTCCATTATTTGAGCAAAAGAAGATATACTTACCGCAAGCCATGTTCAAGACTGATTATGAGAACATAGCCCGTGAACTGGTTAATAGCTTCATTGAAGAGGAATACATGGCATTTCCTGTAGCTATCCATGATGACATGCTGGATGCTTTAGCTCGGATAGCAGAGCCAGATTTACCGTTAGTATGGCCTCAGATAGAAGATGAGCCAGAACGATACAGCCGCAAGAAAGTTAATAGGGGTACAGCTTGGGCAACATGAACGATGATGACTTAGTAAAATGGATTAACGGAGAAGTCCGAGAAGCCAAGATAAAGACCGCTGACTGGCGCAAGAATGCCCGTGAGTGTTACGCCTTCTACGCAGGAAAGCAATGGTCTGATACTGACGAATCATTACTCGCTGAACAAGGTCGCCCCGCTGTAGTATTCAATCGCACCGCAAGAACAATCAATTCAATCTCAGGCCTAGAAGTACAGAACAGGCAAGAAGTCCGATTTATCCCCCGTGAAACAACCGACACCAAAGTAAGTGACGTACTATCAGCCGCTGCTAAATGGGTAAGAGATAACTGTGATGCAGAAGATGAAGAATCAGAATCATTCCAGGATGCATTAATCTGTGGCATGGGGTGGACTGAGACCTCATTGGAGTATGAGCGCAATCCCGATGGCGACATTATTGTAGAGCGTGATGACCCGCTATTCTACTTTTGGGACTGGAAGGCTAAGAAGCGTAACCTTGATGATGCAAGATGGAGAGCTAAAGTCTATCTTATGTCAGAGAAAGAGGTTAAAGAGAAATGGCCTAAGTGGGACGGCATATCTAAAGGTGAGGCTTGGATTGAGGATGAAGAAGAGCCACATGACTCTACACCACCTTTCTACGATGGCAAGACACAAAACCAAGGCGGCAAGAAGCCTATCGAGGTTCTCTGCTTCCAATGGTACGAAAAAGAAGATTTCCACCGCGTCCAATTGCCTGATGGCAGAATAATTGAGCTATCCACTAATAAATTCAACAAGCTTAAAGAATCACTCGACGCAATGGGTACGCCCTATGTGTCACAGAAGCGCCGTAAATACATGAAGGCTTACGTGATAGGTTCATCATTATTGGGCCGTGAAGACTTGGAAGTACAGAATGGATTTACCTACAACGCTATTACTGGCCTGCGTGATCGCAACAATAATATTTGGTTTGGCGTAGTATCTCTGATGCTTGACCCGCAACGGTGGGCAAACAAGTGGCTATCCCAGATCATGCACATTCTTAATTCTAACTCTAAAGGTGGATTGCTTGCTGAAAAAGACGCCTTCGAGAATCCAAGGAAGGCCGAAAAGGAATGGGCTGACCCTACAGCTATTACATGGCTTAACCAAGGCGGTATGGGTAAAGTCGAGCAAAAGACAATATCGCAAATGCCGTCAGGAATTGAAGGGTTAATGCGGTATGCAGTAGAGAGTATTAATGACGTTCCTGGTGTTAACCTTGAAATGATGGGCATGGCTAATCGTGACCAGCCTGGCATACTTGAGACAAGCCGCAAGCAAGCTGGCGTGACTATGCTGGCAGTGTTCTTTGATTCATTCCGTAGATACCGTAAAGAGCAAGGCCGCATCCTTGCCAAGATGATTACTGAGTACATCGCAGACGGTAGATTGATTCGTATTGTAGGCAAGGATGGCGCTGATGTAATCCCTCTGTTAAAAGACCCAATGACGTTCCAATACGACATTGTGGTAGATGATGCACCAACCTCACCAAACCAGAAAGAACGTATATTCGCTGTACTCATGCAAATCATGCCTCAAATGCTGCAAGCTGGCATCCCCGTACCTCCAGAAGTTGTAGACTACCTGCCATTGCCTGCTGGATTGACTGAGGAATGGAAGAAACTGCTAAAACCAAGCCCGGAAGCCGAGCAAGCCAAACAGCAAGAAGCCGAGCAAATGAAACAAATGGGTATGCAGGCACAGTCAGCACAAATCTACAAAGACAAGACTGCTGGCGACTTGAATGCTGCCAAGGCACAGGAAGTATCAACTACTCAGAACGACTACAACACTGAGACAGAATCAGATGCAGCGCTTAAACAATCTCAAGCCCACGTAAATACAACGAAGGCAGGACTTAATCAGATTGATGCTCTAGTCAAACTGACAACTGATACAGTCAAGCAATAATTGCCGCATATAGCGGAATACGCCGTCTGACGTAATCAGGCACTAAGGAGATTTAAATGGCGGAAGACACCGTAAATAGTCAGGAAGAATTTGTAGATGTAACCGATGAACAAGCGGACAAAATGTTTGAGAATGGCGGGGTGCTTGAAGTCGAAGACGAGCCGGAAGTTGATGTAACCGAGGAAAAGGCGCTGATCGAGGGTGTTAATGATCCTGTAGAAGAACCTGAATCAGAGGAAAAAAAGGAAGAGAAAAAGGTTAATCTCGGTGCGTTGCATGAAGAGCGCATGAAGCGCAAGGAGTTGCAGGAAAAAGTAGAAAAGATGGACAAGCGCTTCCAGCAAATATTGGAAAGCCTGCAACCTAAAGAAGAAGTGCCAAGTATTGACGTTGACCCTGTGACCAACTTTGACACACGCATCCAGCAGGTAGAGCAATTTGCACAACAACAGACACAGCAAGTACAGCAGCAACAAATGCATACCCAAGTGGTAACAGCATACCAAGCACAAGCAGCCGAGTATGCCAGCAAAAACCCTGAATTTACTGATGCTTACCAATACTTAGTTAAAAACCGTATTGAAGAATTAAAAACATTCGGCTATGATGATGCAGGAGCGTTACAGGCAGTACAACAGGAAGAGTTCGGCATGGCATTAAAGTCATTGCAAGACGGTGTAAACCCCGCTGAACGTATCCACCAGATTGCCAAGTATCGCGGGTATCAAGGCAAGAAGCCAGAAGTACAGACACAGGCTAAGAATTTAGAAGTAATCAACAAAGGCCAGCAGTCAGCAAAACCAAGCTCAGGCGGTGCGCCTGCTGGTGAGTTGACAATGGAATCACTTGCAGAAATGTCCGATGAAGAGTTTAATGCTAACTGGGACAAGATAGTAGGTAAGAAGTAAATCCGTTCGTATAGCGTTATATACATCGTATTGCTCGCGTAAGAAGCTGAAAGCGCCATCCTGCGTTATGGGGTAAAAACTTTCATTCTTTAATTTGGAGCAATATCATGGCTAATACGAACTATCCAGTGAATCACCCGCTGGCGCAAAAGCTGTGGTCACGCAAGCTATTCCATGAAATGATTGGCATGTCATATGTCGGTCGTTTCATGGGCACATCTGATTCTAGTCTCATTCAAATCAAGACAGAGACACAGAAAGATGCTGGCGACCGTATCACAGTTGGCTTACGCCGTCTTTTAACTGGTGCTGGCATCCAAGGGGATAATACCCTAGAAGGTAACGAAGAAGCACTAACCACTTACGCAGACAATCTGTTTATTGACCAAATCCGCCATGCGGTACGTTCAAGCGGCAAAATGTCTGAGCAACGCATCCCCTGGGAAATCCGCGAAGAAATCCGTTCAGGCCTGCAAGACTGGTGGATTGAACGCTTAGAGGTCTCTGTAGCAAACCAATTGGCAGGTTATACTGCTGAATCCAACACAATCTATACTGGCAACAACGCAACTCTAGCCCCATCTACAGCCAACAGCGTAACCCGTATCATTGTTGGTGGCGGTCATGCAACAGAAGCTTCACTCTCAGCTACTACCAATCATGCCATCTCACTAGCAGACCTAGATCGCGCAGTTGCTTATGCCAAGGTGCAAACCCCACGCATTCGCCCAATTCGCATCGACGGTAAAGAAATGTGGGTTGCTTTCCTGCATCCATATCAAATCTATCAGCTTCGTCGTGATGCTTCTACTGCTGGTAACTTCTTTGATGTGCAAAAAGCTCAGTTGCAAGGCGGGAAGATTGGCGACAATCCTATCCTGACTGGCGCATCTTTCATCTACAACAACGTAATCGTGCACGAATGGGATTACCTGCCTAACACTGTTAGCGCAACAACTAATAGTCTATATCGTCGCGGTGTATTCTGCGGTGCTCAGGCAGCTATCGCAGCATTCGGTCAAGGCGGCGGTCTGAACAAGATGGATTGGCAAGAAGAGTTATTCGACTACGGCAATCAATTGGGTGTGGAAGCTGGCCTGATTCTTGGCGTTAAGAAAACTCAGTACAATTCCGTTGACTTTGGCACAATCGTGTTGAGCGGCTACGCTCCAGCACCATAAAGGAGAAATAACATGGCTGCTACTACACTGACTTACACACTCAACATGGCTGCATCACCTCGTGGCGTACACGTTGGCCTTAATCATCTTGATTGGGACATTAACGCTGGCACTACCGTTGTGGGCACCATTTCTGATGTGATTCTATTGGGTAAGATTCCTAACGGCGCATTGATTCTGGACAAGAACATCAATTTCGGGGCGGTTGCTGGTGTTACAGCACAATCCTGGGCATTGACCTTGCTGGCCATCGAAGCATCAGGCACTTACTCTCAATACGCCAACCTGACAGGCTCGTTGTCAGCTTCTACAGGCGCGGTTGTATTCCGCAACACTAAACCATTCAAGGTTTCGTTGTCGGATGATCGCGCAGTACAGTACGTTGTCCTAGCCCTGAATTGCACTACTGGCACTTCTGCAACAGCCAGTTTCAGTACTCAAGGCTTCGTGACTTACGCAGCGGACGGTTCAACCGTCTAAACTTGGCAGGGGGTTCGCCCCCTGTTTTTTTGCTGGGAGTAGATTTGTTTAACAAACTTTTGAACGATGCACTTGAATTACACAAGGCAGGCAAGTTTAAAGAAGCACTATTTATCTATAACCGATTACTGAATTTATACCCGTTTGAAGAAACACTATTATTTTTAATCGCTGACGCTTATATGCGGGAAGAACACAACGGCCTCGCAGTCAGCCTTTTGCTGAATTTATTAACGAATAACCCGACACGGCCTGATGCATGGTGCAACTTGGGGACGGCATACCGCAAAGAGAACCACCTGGACAAAGCCAGCCACGCTTGGGAACAGTCTATTAAACATGGTGGAGACACGGTAGAAGCCTGTTCAAACATGGCAAGTCTATATGCGGATGCAGGGCAGCCAGAAAAAGCGCTAGAGTGGCTTAAACGTGCCTTAAAGCTATCCCCTGATAATGTTCAGGCTAATTGGTTAAAGTCCCTTGCTATGCTAACGCAGGCTAGATGGGATAAAGCGTGGGATGCCTACGAGTTTAGGCAGAAACTGGATAACTGGGACGGTCGCAAAACATTGACTTGCCCGATATGGAAAGGTGAGAAGGTAGGACATTTATATGTTCATGGTGAGCAGGGTGTGGGTGATGAGATTATGTTCTTGTCGATGATTGACGAAGCATTGCCTTATGCCGACAAGATTACTTTGGAAGTGAATAAAAAGGTATGCGAGATCGCCAGACAAACATGGCCTCAAATAAACGTAGTCCCTGTAGAAACGCAGGGTGATTATGACGCAAAGATACCTTTAGGCTCACTGGCAACAAAGTTTAGACGCGACAAAGCAAAGTTTAGCGGAAAACCTTATCTTAAACCTAGCCCAGAACGCATAGAGTATTACCGTAACGAGTTAAAACAGTTAGGTGAAGGCCCATATATAGGGCTGGCATGGTTAGGCGGCATGAAGGGTACCAGAATCACGGACAGGACTATCAACCGTGAAGAATTAAAGCCTTTCATGGATAAATACACTTGTGTGTCTGTTCAATATGAGGATACCAACCCATTATTATCTTCTGAGCGTGAAGCAATGGGACTGACTAAGATTAACGATTTATGCATTGGTGGTGACTTGGCTGAACAGGCTGCTTTATTTTCTGCTTTGGATGCTGTAGTGACAGTCCAACAGACAGCGGTGCATGTAGCTGGGGCGGTAGGGACTGATTGTTATGTCCTGTTGCAGAACAACCCGCAATGGCGATACGGACAGACTGACAAGATGCCTTGGTATAACTCGGTCAAGTTGTTTAAGAAGCAGGATAAATGGCCTGTGCAAACCATACTAAATGAACTGGATAAAAAATGGGCTTAATCTCGGCAGAATATAAACAGATGAATGCCCAGATGCATAGGGAGAATGAAGCCTATGGAAAATCCAGTGGTAAATGGGTAAACGCAGTGATAGGACTTTCTGCAAAGTTTAATTGCGCTGATATTTTAGATTATGGCTGCGGGAAAGGCCTGCTAAAGCTAGGAATAGGTAATAAGGTAAGGGAGTATGACCCATCCATCGAAGGCAAAGACGCTACCCCTGAACCAGCCGATATGGTGGTATGTACTGACGTATTAGAACACATAGAGCCTGAATTGCTGGATGAAGTATTAAACGATATTCAAAGATGCACTAAACAACTGGCATTTTTAACTGTATCAACAAGACCTGCCAAAAAGATACTACCTGATGGCAGGAATGCTCACTTGATACAAGAGAATGCCGATTGGTGGCTACCTAAGTTAATGGAAAGATTCGAGCTTGAGAGTTTTCAGGCATTTAACAACGAGTTTTTAGTCGTGTTGAGGTCAAAATGAGACGCAGACAAGCATTTGCAGAGAAGAAAGAAAAGGTAATTCCGAAAGAGATTCCTATTGTTGAGAAGAAACCACGGGGAAGGCCAAAGGCTAAGTAATGGCTACGTTTGACGAAATGAAAGCTAACATTGCGGACTATTTAAGCCGCTCTGATCTGGATTCCGCTATCGAGAAGGGAATTAAACGCGCCATTAAGTTCTATGAGCGCGAAGAGTTCTCTTTTATGGAAAACACAGGCTCATTCGTCACAGTAACCGGTACACAGTCCTACACTATCTCTGCAACGGTAGGCTACGCCTCTATCGAGCAGGTTATGATTAACTACAACAATGCACGCTTTGAAGCTGTCCGTGAAAACTACGACATACTGAATGCATTGGACGCTACGTTATTAGGCTCTATGCCTACAAGGTGGGCTGAGTTTGGCGGAGAGGTGGTATTTTATCCAATTCCTAACGGTTCCTATACAGTCTCGTATCAGTTCTTTCCAAAGATGGCTGAACTGACTACTGGGACTGATACAAACGTATTAATGGAGAATGCAGAGGACTTGATAGAAGCGCATGCTGCATGGTGGGTAGCCTCTCGTAAAATGCGTAACTTTGTACTTGCTGCACAATTCAAGCAGGATGAGATGGAAGCACTCCGGCAAGTTAGACGCGAAAGCGGAGGTAAATTGGCATCAGGCCATATTACCCCGACACAATTTTGAAGCTCATAGGCTACGCACCTGATTTAGACCAAACCACGATAGGGGTGATTACCTCGTGTGCGGCCTTTGTGCCAAGTGAAAAGGGAATGCAGGCAGCTCCAACTCCAAAAGACCCAATGATTGCAGCTTTGACTGCTCAGTGTTACGGGGCGGCTACAGTAATTAAGATTAACAACTCAGGCCGATTGATTGCTGGCACTGCTACGAAACTTTATGAGTTAAGCGGGCTGACTTGGAATGACGTAACGAGGGCAACAGATTACACATTGGGTGCTGATAACTTCTGGCGATTCGCTCAGTTTGGCGATACCACATTATCCGCAGCAAAGTCTGACACATTGCAATTCTCGTCATCAGGGGCATTTGATGATGTAGCAGGCGCACCAAAGGCTTCTATTGTTGAGACAGTAGGTAACTTCGTGTTCCTGTGTGATACCAACGAGGGGACTTATGGGGATTCACCTAATCGCTGGTGGTGCTCGGCTATTCGTGACTTTACCGACTGGACACCTTCACTTGCTACGCAGTGCGCAACTAACACTTTAATATCCGCCCCTGGAAAGATATTTGCCGCTAAACGGCTTGGCGATCAGATTGTGTTCTATAAAGAACGTGCCATGTATATCGGCACATATGTCGGTTCTCCGCTAGTCTGGGATATTCAGCAGGTTATAGGTGAGGCTGGCTGCTCATCTCAAGAAGCCGTTGTTAATATAGGCTCGGCCGATAATCCTGTTCATATTTTCATGGGGGCTGATGACTTCTGGCGCTTTGATGGTGCAAGACCAGTTCCATTAGGTGGGCCATTAAGAAAGACTATTTACGCAGAGTTGAGTACGACCTATGCTTACCGCATTAAGACCCTGCACGACAGGCTGAACTCAAGAGTTTATTTTTACTACCCATCAAGAGATGGCAACGGCGTTTTAGATTCATGTGTTGTTTACCATTATCGAAATAACACTTGGGGTCGTGATGACAGGACGATCGAGGCAGCTTTAGAGTATATCTCTGGCGGTCTTACTTATGACACTTGGCAGACCCTTTACCCCACTTACAACGACTTGCCTACAGACATATCGTATGATTCGCCATTTTGGACTAGCGGACAAAGCAATAGAGGATTTTTTAATACCTCGCACAAGTTAAACAGTCTTGATGGGATAGCTTCGAATAGCTCGTTTACCACTGGCGACATGGGGGATGATGATAATTTCTATTTTCTTGATCGTGTAAAACCTCGCTGGCTGACTAAACCAACATCAGCAACGATGACTAACTTTTACAAGAATAACGAAGGTGACGAATTAACAATTGATGCTACATCACAAATGGATGGTTCAAGATTCGACCTGACCCGCTCTGCCAGATGGCACAGGTTACAGTTTGACATGGTAGGCGATGCAACACTGAATGAGATGGATATTAAATATCAGGAAGATGGTACAGAGTAATGCAAATCAACATCCTTAACCTGATAACCGACATATACAACAGGGCATCCATTTACAAGGCATTTGCAGGGCTACAGACTAAAGTTAATTTATTGCTAGACCCGCACTATGGGCAAAGGTCAATCTCTGGAAACGCGACAGTAATAGCAGTAACGGCAGCAGTTGACCTTACATTAAGCACTAACTCGGATTATGTGAAAATAACTGGCATTTGGGATGCTGCACCTAGTGGGCAAGTAAATGGCATCACGCAGCAAACCAATAGCTTCACTGTAGTCAGAAAAGGCGTTTATAATGTAGCAGTATGGGTATGTGTTACCAGCAGTGCAAATAATACTAATGTTGCTTTCAGGTTCGCAAAAAATGATGCAATTACTTTAGTAAGACGGCCTAGAACGCTTGTTGCAGCAGCACATGACAGAAAGACGATTGCAGCGCATGGATTTGTTGAGTTAGAGCCTGATGACGTTTTAACCTTATGGGTAGCTTCGGATAAAACTGCCGATATAACCGTTGAGGATTGCGTGTTCTCAGCAGAGCAGATGAAGGCGCTAGATTGATTTGTGTTGGGCTTGATATTAAGTATTGGGACAATGTAAAAGATGGCCTGCAACTGGCTTTAGATATAGACAATAACAAGTTTTCGTTAGATGACTTGTTAGAAGCGATTGAAAAACATGATATGCAACTGTGGTGCATCCATGATGGGGAGATAAAAGTGACATTTGTTACACAGATACTTAACTACCCGCAAAAAAAGGTTTTGGACTGTGTAGCTTTGGCAGGGAAAGACCCTGAATCATGGATTGATATGTTACTGGCCTCAATGGAAAAGTTTGCAATAGAGAACAAATGCGACCTGATGGAAACTGGAGGGCGCAAGGGATGGGAAAGATTATTTAAACGTAATGGGTGGCGAAACACTCACATCAAGTTAAGCAGGAGTATCGATTATGCCTAGTAGCGGCGGAAGCAAACAAACAAGTACATCTAGTACCACTCCGTGGTCTGGTGTTCAGCCATATATCACGGACTATCTGCAAAAGAGCCAGAACGCAGTCAATACACCGTTTCAATATAACTCTGCTGACCAGATAGCGCCATTTAGCCCTGAGCAACAGTATGGCTTAAGCATGCAGACACAACGAGCCATTCAAGGCTCACCAGTGAACGCAGCGGCGCAAGGAAATATCACCGATACATTGAACGGGGCTTACCTTTCGCCTGACAGCAACCCTTATCTAAAGGCCAATGTTGACCAAGCCTTATCTGATGTCACAGGGCGCGTTAATTCACAGTTCGGTAATGCTAACTTTGGCGGCTCGGCTAATCAAGAATTGTTGACTAGAAACTTGGGGGCTACAGCATCGGGCATGTATGGGCAGAATTACACCACAGAGCGAGGCAATCAACTGCAAGCTGCTGGCATGGCTCCAACATTGGCTAATACTGACTATCAAGACATACAAGCACTGCAAAACGTAGGCGCACAGCGTCAAGGACTATCACAACAATATTTAGACCAAGCCAACAACCTGTTTAACGCTAACGCAGGCTGGGGACAACAAAAGCTGAATAACTACGGTCAAGCTGTGGGTATAGGCATGGGTGGCGGTTCAAATACCACTTCAACCTCACCCAATCCGAATCAGTCAAATGGATTGGCTAACTTGGTGGGTACTGGACTGTCAATTTACGGCATGATGGGCGGCTTTTGAAGGCTACTGACAAAATATGGCTGTCTTACTTTGGCGAACCTTCTGTCGGAGTTTGGGAGGATGAAAACTACTTGGCAGCAGGATTTGCAGATCAAGGCACTTTAAGGCTAGATATTCAGCGTAAAGATGAGAAAGACGGCATTACTTGGGATGAATTACAACGAATCAAGAATGCATGTGGATTTGAGGATAAAGATGCGATTGAGTTCTATCCAAAACAATCTGATGTGATTAATACCGCCAACTTTAGACATTTATATATTTACGATACACCGCTAGACCTAATACGAAGGAATGAGCCATGTCACCACTAGAACAGCTACTTTATAACTCCAATATGGCAGCGCCAGGTAATAGTAATTTTGCCTTTCCGCAAGCATTCGAGACGGATTACTACAAAAACACAGTGATTCCTCAGCAAGCACAACAACTGCAACAGTTCATGCAGCCACAAGCGCAGCCTGCTCAAACACAACCTGTGATGAATCAAAACGTGCAGCAACAGATAGGCCGGCTAACAGGGCAGGCTTCCAATGCTTTATACGGTGGCTTGCTTGGTTATCAGCCTCAAGCTATGCAAGGCGGTGGACAATCATTTGCAGCGCCACAAGGTGACTTTAGAAGCGCATTTGGTGGCATGCAAGGTCTGTTAGGGAGAATGTAATGGCGATATTCGGTTCAGGTTTAATGCAGGGCGAGAGTGCTGGAATCCCCACTGGCGGACTATTGGGCGGCGGCTTATCGGGTAATAATGCGCTGTTAAATATCGGCTTGGGAATACTTGCGAACAATCAAGGCAATTATGGTGCTTTCGGCCCTGCTGTAGGCCGTGGTGCATTGCAAGGCATTCAGGCTACGCAACAAGCGCAACAACTAGGGCAGATGGGACAAATGCGAGACTTGCAGATGCAACAAGCCCGAGCAGAAGCAGCTAAAGTTGATGCAAGAAACAAAGCAATAGCAGATTTCAAGTTAAAGCATCCTGAGTTGGCGGATGCTGTAGACCTAGACCCATCATTAGCGATTAAGGCAGCTTATCCAACAATAGGCCAAAATTCTGCTGACCCTTACTACAACTTTATTCCAACAGAAAGCGGCATAGCTAGCGGCAACGCAAGAACAGGAAAACTTGAGCTATTAACAGGGCCGGATGGAAAGCCATTTATCAAGACTTCTGACAGCCCTAAAGTGCGCGGTGCAGTTAAGAGCGCCGAATCTGGTGCGGCAGCAGCTTACAAGCCTAATACTGATATTCCCGGCATGGTAATGACCGATGAGCAATTAGCTAGACAGTCATATGGCGGCGGCCCAATGCCGTTTGCACAACTACCAATGATTAACGCTCCGGCACAACCTATGCAAGCGCCTAATCAGCAATTGCCAAGCAATAACTTTAATCTGCCTTACCCTGTGACAATGGGCGCTCCTGGCACTACCGCTACAGACCGCGCAGAAGGCATTACTGGTGAAAGCTCGATACAGCTTCGCGACCCTCGCAGACCCAATGCGCCAGCTCCAAGGGTAGGAATTGTCGTGCCTACGCCAGAACAACAAGCCGCACTGACCACGACTGCCACCACTCAAGCCAAAACAAATGTCGATACTCAGGCTGACAAGGCAAAGAATGTTAGGAAGTCAGATCAATTCCTCTCTGTAGCACAGGAAGCAAAGAAGATACTTGAAGGTAAGAATGCCCCTACATCAAGCGGCGTTGGTGCTGCCATTGATGCTGCTGGTGGTCTGTTAGGCATGGCTCCTGCTGGTGCTGACGAGGCAACTTCGCTTGAAGCACTATCTGGCTGGATGGTAGCTAACGTCCCCCGCATGGAAGGCCCACAATCTAATTTTGACGTACAAAACTATCAAACAATGGCAGGCGCAGTCGGAGATAGAACTAAGCCATTAAGTGTTAGAAAAGCCGCTTTAGATAAAGTCATCAGTTTACAGGAAAAGTACAAATCACTTAATCAGGATGGCGAACAACCATCTACGCCTAAAGTTGAAGCTGCGCCTATGCCTGCTAAACCAAGTGCATTGACACTTAAAAAAGGCACTGTATATCAAACTCCAATGGGAGCACTTAAATGGAACGGAAAGGCATTTGAAGACTAATGGCTACCTATACCCTAGATGAAGTGACACAAGGCAAAAAGTCATACTCTCTTGACGAGGTTATGGGCAAGCCTAAAGACGTGTCTTGGGGCGAAGTCCCGATGCAGGCAGTTCGCAATCTTCCTAAGAGTGCTGCAAACTTTGCTGGCGGCGTTGCTGATTTGGTACTAAACCCGATTGATTCTGCTAGCGGTCTTTTAGACTTGGCTGCTGGCGGACTTAGGGCTGCTGTGCCTAGCTCGGTATCAGGCGCTATAGACAGGACTTTCCCAAGCCAAGCTACAGAACGTGCGGCAAACACTGCTGGCGCTGTAGGGCAATTTTACAAGGATAGGTATGGTAGCGCTCAAGGCCTTAGAAATACACTGGCTAATGACCCTGTAGGAGCTTTGAGTGATGCTTCTGCTGTATTAACAGGCGGCGGCGCTTTAGCCTCCAAGCTTCCAATTATAGGCAAGGCAGGCACTGTTGTTAAATCTGTTGGCAATGCAATCAATCCAATCAATATAGCAGGCCAAGCCATTACAAAGGGGCTTCCAATGCTTGGGCGTGGAGCTGCTAATATAATAGGTGGAATAGGCACTCATACAGGCGGGGAAAGTATTAAACAGGCCGCTTCTGCTGGGTTTAGAGGCGGGGATGCAGCTAAGAGCTTTGCTGAAAATATGCGCGGACAAGTGCCTATTACCGATGCCTTGGAAACAGCAAAATCAAATCTACAAAACATGGGACAAGCTAAACAGGCGGAATATCGTGCTGGCATGGCGCAGGTATCAAATGACAAATCAGTGCTTAATTTTAATGGCATAGATAGGGCTTTAAATGATGCTTACAACGTATCTACCTTTAAAGGTAAGGCGACCAACAGCCAAGCATTTGAAATACAGAAGCAGATAGCAGATGAAGTCAATGCATGGAAGGGTCTTGACCCTGCACAATATCATACGCCAGAAGGTTTGGATGCATTAAAGAAGCGTATTGGCGGCATTCAGGAAGCTATCCCGTTCGAGCAAAAGACAGCCCGTAAAGTAGCAGGGAATGTTTATAACGCGATTAAAAACGAAATCAACAATCAAGCGCCTGTTTATTCAAAGACTATGCGTCAATATTCAGATGCTAGTGACCAAATCACAGAGATAGAACGCGCCTTATCTGTAGGCGGCAAGCAGTCAGCAGATACGTCTATCCGCAAGCTTCAATCGCTCATGAGAAATAATGCTAACACCAATTACGGAAACAGGTTGGACTTAGCTAAACAATTGGAAGCAGCAGGCGGACAGGAATTTATGCCAGCTTTAGCAGGACAGTCATTAAATAGCTTTACCCCTCGCGGATTGGGTGGGGCGGTTGCTGGCGGTCTTGGTATGGGAGGTTACGCATTGGGAGGACTTCCCATTGCAGTACCTACTTTGCTAGCGCAGTCACCTAGAATCATGGGGGAAACAGCATTTAAAGTAGGGCAAGGTGCTGGATTGCTAAACAGGGGCGCAAATGTCGTAGGACAAGGTGCAAACGCAGTAGGCATCGACCCTGCAACACTAGCTAACTATATGTCGATCATTAACCGTCAGTAGTTTTGATTATCCATCCACAGGAATATTTTGAGTAACAAAGCGATTACCCCAAAAGTAGGACAAAGGTCATATAGCTCATTCATGGTTATAGTTTAAAGGAAATCAAATGCCAGTACCAAATACAATGGCGGATTTATCCACCACAGCATCAAGCAACTCACCAGCAGGGACAGAAGCGCCTAGCAATGCCGATGACCATTTAAGGGCTTTAGGGGCAATTATTCGCACGACTAATGCTAAGGGTTCGGACGTAGCATCAGCGACTACTACAGACATCGGAGCGGCTACTGCTGAGTTCATTGACGTTACTGGAACGACTACGATCACCTCGTTTGGTACGATTGCATCAGGGATTCGTCGGGTAGTCAGATTCACAGGTGCGCTAACTTTGACCTATAACGCCACTTCAATGATTCTTCCAGGTGCTGCAAACATCACAACAGTTGCAGGAGACATTGCATCATTCAGGTCATTAGGTTCAGGAAATTGGTTATGCACTGGCTACCTCAAATCAGATGGCTCAAATGTTGGCCCATATGTAGACACTAGCCCGATAGTTGCAGGTTCGGCTGATGCTACCAAAAAACTACGGATAGAGGCTGATGGAATCGCTACAGCCACAACACGAGTTTGGACTGCCCAGGACAAAAACATAACAGTCGCAGGCTTATCAGATATGGCTGGATGGATATACGGGCTTATCCCCTCTAATAACGGTGCTGATGCTACCAATGACATTGATATTAGCGCAGGACAGGCTTTAGATGGAACGAATGTACAAAACATTATTTTAGCCTCCTCTCTGACTAAACGCCTAGATGCTTCGTGGGCTGTAGGGTCAGGTAACGGTGGGCTTGATACAGGGTCAATCGGGAATAGTGATTATTACATATGGCTGATTAAACGCTCGGACACTGGTGTAGTTGATGCTCTATTCTCGCTATCATCTACAGCGCCAACAATGCCAACAGATTATGACTATAAACGACTGATTGGATGGTTCAAGCGTGTATCAGGTGCAATCGTGCCATTTACGGCTTACGAGGTTGCAGGGGGTGGATTGGAGTATCTTTGGACTACACCAACGCTTGATATTAATTTGGCAAATACATTAACTAGCTCGCGCAGGACTGATGCGGTAAAAGCTCCGCTTAATTTTTCAGTTGAAGCAAATATTAACGCGCTGATTGATGACGGCACAATTTCTGGCGTTTATATATACTGTCCAGATCAGGCTGACCAAGCGCCTAATGACACTGCGGCTCCACTGCATACGCTTCGTATGGCGGCATCTAATCAGCCAGAGTCAGCAAACTTGAAAGTTCGCACAAGTTCAGCAGGACTAATCGCAGCAAGAGCAACAACCGCCACAGTCAATCTCTACGCAGTCTCTACTCTCGGCTTCACTTGGAAGCGCTAATTTAACTAAGGAAACATCATGCCAGACATTCCAAACATACCAACAATATTCGACCAATTTGGGAATAGATACCATCCGTTTTCTATGGAGGTGGTAACATCCGATGAATATGCGGCTATGCTTGCCGCTGGAACGCTTAACACTTCTGCTTTTTACAACGTAGACGGCACACTAAAATATTACAACGGATCGGCTTGGGTGGATGTGGGTGGTGGAGGTGCTGAGACTTCATACGATGTGGTCACTGTTACCTCCGATACGCCTGCGATTCGGTCTGCACCATGCACTGTTGCTGGCTTTGTATGTACGGCCTCAAGCTCAGGCAATATCACGCTATATGCCAACTCCGCCAACTCAGGAACGGTTATATTTACTGGTGCGGTAGTTGCTGGAACTATCTACACACTGCCAGCGCCTTATGAATCGTTCTTGGGGCTATCGTTTGACCTTGTATCTGGCACTTGTTCAATCAACATAAGCGTGAAATAACATGACTGCAATTATCAAGTCATTAACTCACGTCTGTAACGGACAGCCACAGCATATCAATGTTGGCTTTAATCCTGATATTGTTTTCGCCAAGCTAGGCACAGGCGCTACTCCGTGGCTATGGTGGACTAAAACATCATGGGTGCAACGTACTCAGCGTGTAGGCGCTACTGATAGCTTCCGCTCAGGCATTATGGGCGTATCTGAAGATGGAGAGTCCTTATTACTCGGCAACGATTCTCAGGCTAACGTAGCAGGGCAAACACTCTATTTACTTGCTATTGCAGACAATCACGCAGGCGTTGTCAATGAGTTAGGATGGATAGGTAAAGGTACAGCGTGGTCGCCGCGTGTGGATAACTTAAACACTGTCGGAGCGGCTAGTGCTGTCCGTATTAAGCGAGATTCAAATCTGGAGCCAGCTTATCGTGCTACAGGAATGTCTCAAACGTCATTCTATGGTGGGGCAGTAGTTTCAGCACAGGGTATTACAGCAATCAATTCAGATGGCACTATCACAGTAGGTACTGATGCCAATGTTAATCAGCTTACAGGTGGCGCTATTGGTGAAGGGCATGATTGTATTGCAACATGGGAAGCCGCTAATGTTATTGAGCATTCAAGCTATGTTGGCAATTCAACGGCGGGGAATACCTTTGCGCTAAAAGCTGGCTGGGTAGCTTTCGAGATAGTAGCCGATGCTGCCAGCATTAAGGCGGGATTTAAAACTAAGGATATGCCCGCTGGATTTATCTGTGCTGCTGATAGCAATGTCTATACAGATGCTTTATCAGTTGCCGATAACATCATCACGTTTGGCTCAAACAACGTCTACAACACATCAGCAACAACTTATCACATCACTGTATTCTATGAATCAAACGGCAGTCAAACAGTAGAGAAAATCCCACGTTCAGCCACTAAAAAAGCTGTAGTTACTCGCGGCGCTTCTACTGCTAATGTGAACTGCGGAACTAGCGATACACTTTCAATGGCGGGGGCATTTAGTCTTGAATGGTGGGGTGTATCGAGAGGCAATACGGTCAACTCATCAACTACCTATGGCACACTGATGGCGCGCTCTAATGGAACTGAGGGGAGAGCGGACAGTGACGGCCTTATTAATACACTAGGCACTCGTCTAGATGGCACATGGTCGTGGGGCATTTTAACGAATCGCCCTAACGACCTAGGTGACTGGGCTGGCAATCAATTTATTATCATCACAACTAATTACAATAATATATTTGACAACGCTGGCTCTGAAAATAACGTATCTACTAAGCCTTGGCGTACTGGCATTATGGTACCCAAAGAGCCATTTCATGCAAAAGTCACACATAATGGTCTAGGTAAATGGTGTTTTTATCTTAACGGAAAGCTTGTTAAGCAACGCAATATTGATATGACAGGTGTTACGCTATTGGATGATGCTGGTACTCGCGTAAACGCAGGAGCAGGAACGGGGCATAACACAGTCTTAGGCGCTAGATATAATGGGTCAGCTATGGGTCAGCTAGGAAAAACTATTATGATTGGGGCAAGCATCTATGCTGCTGAACTAACCCCCGCCCAAGTCTATAACCAATACCGTAAAAACTTCCTTGAAGAAGATTTGGCAGATGCTGTTGCACCATTAGAGCAATGGCTGGCTGATAATGCTTCTGGAACTAGCTGGCCTGCATCAGTAAACTCTGCAAACAATGGAACTATTAGCACAAGTGCAGGGGTGGTGCTTCGCGATCCTTGGCTATATGGCGACATGGAATTCCCGCCTGAATAAAACTTAACCAACCACCTTCGGGTGGTTTAACTGGGAAATTTGGAAACTAACAATAAGGCGACATGATGAATGAATGGGTATTAGTAAAGCTAGGTGGTGGCATCGGTGGTGCGATAGGCACTCTCGCTGCTATAGTCTCACAAAAAGAAGTTTCTAGGCTTCAAGCATTTGGGATTGTATCAGTAGGGATAGGGCTATCTATATTCGCCCCTAGTTTTATTGCTAGCTCAATCATTATAAAATACAGCCTTGTTAATGACTTTGAAACACTGTTCGGGGTTACTGGCCTATTAGGTCTTTTGTTTGGATTGATAGGATTCAAGATTATCGCAGGTGTCTACAAAATGGCCTCATTGTTTGAAAGCAATCCTATCCCGTTCTTGCGTAAAGACAAAGGCAAGAATGAGGTGATTGATATTGAGGTTAAAGACTAGCTTGCATTATCCCCTGTATTTGATAATATGCGCTCATCCTGACAGGGAAAGGGCGTATATCAGAGTACTGGAAATACAGCTATATGCTTAGGTTAGCACGAGAACCTGCCCGAACCTCTTGCCTATTCACTACAAACACACATCTTACCAGTTAGAGATTCAACCTTATCAATTAAGGCGTTGTGCTTGATACTGTTTTGCTTGCAGGTTTCGAAGTTGCTACTGGCGTTAGTAAGGACTTCTTTGACGGTAGCGGTGTTATCTCTTCCGGCCTCGTCAATAGGCTTGGGTCTATCACTATCCTTACTTGCCCCGATGATGGCTTGATTCCAGAGGTGCAAGCTGTCAGCAGTAAAGCACACATTATCACTAGGAAGCGCATTTACTTTCTCCTTGATAGTTCGATATACGATACGTTCTTTTACGCTGTCAGCATCGCGCTTTGCAATGATTGGGATGGTTTCTGATATAAGTATATTGTTAACTTTTAAATCATCTTTAACTTTTAGCATTTCAGCAGAAGTCCACACCAAACGCTCATCATCCACACCGTCACCATGCGCATAAATGTATGTTCCAGCAATAGAGCTAACCCATGCAATTGTGATGCCTAGCAGTATCCACGGATTAGGTATCATAACCCAACCTCATACCCGCCACCTTTAATCTTGGTCATCACTTGATTGCGATATGGCTGGCTAAACCCGATATGAATCCACTCGCCGCCTGGATTAGCTTTACTCACATTCTCAAGTATCAATTGGTCAAACTCGATATTCGATGCTTTGATTGCTTCACATACCTGTCGTGGGGTCATTCCAGTAACGTTAATTGATAGCAGCTTCTTACTCATCACTTACTCCCTTCTGCGATTGCTGCTTCTATTTTCTCGCGTAGATTAAATATTGAATTAGGCGTGGTGTAGCAAAACTCACACTGAACCTGTGCGGCCTCTCCGTTATGGTCAAAGTCAACAAACCAGCCTATGTCATCACAATGTGGACACTTCAACACATCATCAGCAGATTGCTGGCCTGCTTGGAAGCCAGCCCATAAGTATTGAGTAGAGCCATGTATGTAAATTCCTGTAGCATCTTTATCAACATAGTAGGCATTCTTAATTGCCCAAGCCTCAAACTGTTCGCGGTTGTTCATAATTTTCCCCTACAACTAAAACGCATCCATTGCCGAAATTGGCAAACTCACCAAACAGCTTTACCGCTTCTGCTTTGTATGCAGCATGCGCATCTTCTGGATTGTCAAAAGAACCAAGCATGTATTTCTTGCCATGACAGCTTATTTTTGCCTCATATTTGCGGTTAGACTTATTAAATGTAACGCCCTTTATTCCAGTTAAACTGTCAGAATTAACTCTTGAATTTAGTAGGTTTTCTCTAAAGCTACATTCTCTTAAATTAGCAAGCCGATTGTCAGTAGGTATGCCATTAATATGATCGCAAACGTCATCAGGAAAGCTGCCTTTCATGTAGAAAATTGCCAGCCTGTGTGCTAAATATCCATGCCCTTTAAACCTGATTATTTGATAGCCTTCATTGTTTACATATCCTGCCACCTGTCCTGGCCTTGCTGTGCCAACAGACTTTATCCATGTGAAAATTCCAGTTGATGGGTTATAGTCAATAACAGCCATTAACTCATCTTGCGTGAAATTCTCTCTATCGCTGGTTGTGGTCATGATGGTTCCTTTGCATTGCCTGTGCCGTAACAATCTGGGCAGGTTTGTTGTCGAGGGCCGTCACATTCACAGCCTTTAATTAAGCGCATGACATTTCCTGAGCCGCGACAGCTTTTGCAAACTAGAAGTTCTAGCTTTTCACGCGCAAATTCAAGGGCAGATTTTTCGGCAGTTAATTCCTTTACGGTCTTTTCAATGACATATATTCGCTTGCCTAGCTCATGTATTGATTTGTTAATTTCAACAGCTTCCATCTCACTTCCCTCCATTGGTCAATGTACCGAGGGCTTCACGGGCGGCAATAACTTCTATTTCAGTTTCGCAATCCCAATTACCGCAATCTCCACAATTTACTAAGCTCGTGTATCGCTCAAGTAATCCTTGTAATGCTTGTTTAAGCCTCGCCACTTCATCGGATGGTTGGAGGTAGAGCTTATCCCCAATACTAACTTTTGCAGACATTTCAGCAATACTTAGCCTTCCCAAGAAAACTTTAGCAATGCAATTATCTTCGTTATCTTTTCCGTAAGAAATTACTATGCCGTCCGCCTCTTGCTCACCGTTAGCTTGTAGTGCTTGGAATCGAGTGTTCCATGCTGCCGTTGCTTTGATGCTGCCATAGTCAATCTCGCCTTCTAATAGCTTTGCTTCTGCACCAAGACATGCACATTTTCTGCACATGGATTGCGTTGTATGCAGGCCACTTGGATATTCTGTTAGGACTTTACCTTCACTAATGTCTGTGCTTCCACAAAATGGGCAAGGCAGTAGCTCAGTATCTTTATCAATGCTCATAATTAACCCCATATTCTCGGTTCAAATAAATCAGCCAGAGCCTTTGCTGCGATTGAATGCGGATTGATCGGCACGGCAGTTAAAGGTAAATCCCATCCATGTATGTTCTTTAATGCTTCAACCGCATGGTCAAGCTGTCTTTGTAGCCTGTGGTTTTGATGTTCCACCTCGCTTATGTACATCTTGTCTCCGATATTCATAATTAACCTTTCAGGGAGAGGATTTTTGATTCGATGGCTTCGCATGTATTGCGATTTGCCTCAAACCATTCCTTGCCGTAGTTTTCAAGCTCAGTCCATCCTGCTAGCTTATTATCTCTTGCCACAGAAGCAGCCTCATCCAGCGCATCATTCCTAGCAGTAAGTAGCTGGGCTTCTAGCGCCTCTACCTGCGATGTTAGGGTGGCTATTTGATGCGCCTGAAATGCTATTTCTTCCTTATCATTCCAAGATTCATTCAGAATTAGTGCATTCCAGATATACGACCATCTGTGAGTTTCGGAGTAGTGCGGTTCCGCTGTATGCATATCAGTCATCACAATGCCCTTTCGCAAATAATCCGATTAGCACTAGCCACAATGTAGATATGCCGATTGCCCCAATGACAAAGCCTGTCCAAAACTCACTCATCACTCTTTCCTCTTATGTTGTGAACCTGCAAAAAGCTATTTTTGGCGTTAGTGCGGTCAAGCATCGGTACGCGCTACCCGTTGGGGGAGTTGGTATGTTTTTGCGGTGCAGGTAGCACGCAATACTTGCTGCTGACTAGCAAAGTCTGTCGTGTTTCCATGAGCCGCCAACAATGCTTTTCTTAAATTGTTTGAAAAAGCTACCCAGTTGGTGTTAGCTCCTTCACGCATGGAAATTTGATAGGCGCTTCTCAACAATTCATTTAATTCATCCATTACTCGGCTCCTTTATGCTTAACGGTCACTGCGCACCCAAACTCGATATGCCTCACACCTGATGGCTGCTTAACAAGCTGAACTTTATCTTTAACCCTAGCTTCCTCTTTTTTGCTTACTTTCAACTGCACGCTTGATATGTCCAAAGTGGAAGGAATCGAGTCAAGTTCTTTGCCATTATTTACTTTTCTCATAACTGCCCTTTCAACGGGTAGGCCGTAACGAGTAAGCGCTCGACCTGATTAACAAAATATTGCTTATCTAATTACTGCTGTCCGTTGGTATTGCTGACTGTGGGTGGCTTTTTAACAATCTCATACTCAGTTTCACTGCCATAAGCATCAAGGCTGTCTCTATCCATTCTTACCGAGTAATCCCATTCGTTAATCTTGTCGAAGTCTATAATCTGCCACTTCCAACCATCACTCGTAGCCACTCGGCGGCATTTTCTTATTGCTTCAGCATCGACTTCCATTACTCCAAGGTTTGCGCCTACTGCCATCCTTAGCGATCCGAATTTAATCCATACAGGCGCATACAATTTCGGCATTTTGCTCACATCTACCTCCTATATAGTTTGTGGGTGGTTAGGCTGGAATTATTTGTTCAGCTACCCATTCACGTACATGCCGCCAGCGCTTTTCAGGTGTTGCTTCGCTGTACCAAAGGTACTCATCGTTGTGGTAAACAATTTCACGCGCCAAAGCGTCCGCAATACCAAAGGTTTTAGCCACTAATTCACTGTTATCCGCATCAATGGTAGACATATCAATGCCACGATTTTTACCAACAACACCCAATGCGCAGAAGCTGCCATTTTCTTCCAACACGTCTTCGACCAGCTCTTTAACTGGCATTGCATCCAGCGCATCCAATAACTCTTTCAAGAATGCTTGGCCTCGTTTGCCTTTAATGGCTGAGTTCCTAGCGCCGGAGTAACGAATCATTGCCCAGTTGTCTTCACAATCTTCTGAATATCCGCTTCTGCTCATGTCATTCTCCTAATAGCTGTTCAATACTCACTTACTGTTCATTTAAATCTAACTGCATTAGTGTGGTTAAGAGCCAACACAAAATATTATTTCAGTTTCAAATGGCGGCTCTAAAGTCATGCTGATATGCTCACCAAAAATAGACATTAAATTCCACATTTGAAACTTACTATATCCATTTTCATCAACAGATGGTTTTACATAAACCCAGTCAGACGGCATAAATCTTGTGTATTCTGATTTGTGTATTTTTAGGCCACGAGCAGTTAGTTTAACCTTCACATATTCATTGATGTTAAATGCCACTTCACGTTTTTCCAGTGATGCATTCAGCATATCAACATGCCCTATCAAATCCTGCACAGCACTTAATGCAGCCTCGGTATATATCTTTGATGCTTCGTCAGGAGTGGTGGGGAGGATGTTAGTCATGGGTAGTCCTTTTATGCTAATTTAGATGACATAGTTAAAGAATTTCTGCATACATCACACAAATCATTTTTAGTGGCTATACGGTCGCAAAAATCACATAAATCCATATTCTTATCAGAAGCACGCTTAAATCGGTAAGCAGCTTTGTAAACAATCTGAGCCGTAACCTTACCGAAACAAGGGAATCCAGTGCGCCCCCACAAAATATGGTCACATAAAGAATCGCTAGCATTTGGTATTGCAGCTCTAACTATTTGCAAAGCCGTTGTCATCTTTCATCTCCTAAGTAAGTTAATAGTGATGGTAGAGTAAATATAATAGTAGGGCTAATTGATTGTTACTATTGCTAATGGGCTAGTAATTTAAATTACTTATTACTCAATTCCATTGCTTTAAACAAATTATCCATATGAGCATCTAGCTCAATTTTTACATTTTTAATGTCATCATAATCACGATATGAAAGTATGCGTGACGCACAATCTCTTATGCCTTCTTTTGCTGTCTTAATGGCTCGATATTTAACTTGTTCTCTACCATATCGAGCCATTTCAGAATCGTCGTGATACTTGTCTAACATTAGAACGGCAAATCGCTATCAATATCGTCATTGCCAGGAGTATATCCAGCGCCTAATGACTGTTTGTTTGATCTGCGGTCGTTAATTGGCCTAGCCATTAAAGAAACAACCATTTTCCCCAGTTTTTCAGGAACTGTTGCTTTGTCTAATATTTCGCTTGCAGTAAGCTCAGAATCAGCCTCAAACACGCCATAAATAATTACCCTGTCATTTGGCTTGGTGTCGTCTTTTGGATTGTCTGAAAGCTCCTGCTGCAACAAGAAGCCTATTCTTTTACCAATAAGAGATGGGTATCCATCAACATTTGCTTTGTAAGTGGTCTTTGCCTCCTTATCCCACTTTTCAACATCAATCTTGCCTTCTTTGACTTCTCTGGTGCGCGTGCAGCACAAGATAGCCTGAACAGTAGAATTGCTTGGCAGTGTTTCGCCTTTTGCATTTTTTGTGTAAAGGTCAAGATAGTTAGCCGTTGCGCCGTCATCAGTTTTAAAAGATATGCCGATGCCTTGCGTATTGTTTTGGCTAAGCAGCTTTTCAGCGCGTGTAATTGTTCCAATATATTTACCTGCTACTCGAATAGCTTGATTAAGTCTGTCTGCTTGCCTTGCTTCGTCTGCGTTAAATGTTAAGTCCATGATAAGTCCCTTTAAGATTGATAGTAGTCAACTATGGCTTTATCGACCGCCATAAGGTCGTTTTCAATAAACAAGTCGTTAAACATCCCCATTGGGGTTTTACATGTATCTTGTCCATTGTTTTGGGTGCTGAATACATATTGCTCATTGATAATCTGTGATCGCAAAACAATAGTAAACATACCTTCAACCGTTATTACTTGGTCAAGCATCTTGCCAATGGTTTTGGCTTTTATTTTTCCTTGCTCATCGTTTTCAGTGTGACTTAATATATAAACACGCTTACCTTCTGCCATCTGGTTTGCCATGTTTAGAATATTCCAAGCATTCTTTCCTATATCAGTAAATTTGTCATATCCGCGCTCATTACTTCTGCGCATAAACTCATTGCTCATGACATACTGAAAGTCATCAATTACAACAATGTCACGCTTGGTATTTGCCATTGCATGACAAATCGAATCTGCATTGTCAGTTTGATATATATTGCCTGATGGATTTTCTTTAGTGACAATTGTCCATTTAGAACGGAAAGGCAGTGGTTTCTTTACTGCTTGTATCAATAAAGTGTTTTCTGGCTCCATGTTGCGAAGGCTTGCGGACTTTCCTGTACCTGATTGCCCTAGTATTAACGTCGATATGCTCATTTAAATCTCCTTTAGTCATTAAGTCGTAAAGTTCCTGTTGTCCTACTGTAAAATGATATGCAGCGTCCATGATTAAAGCGGCTCACCTGTAACTTGCTCACCTAGACTGCAAATCAAATCAAATAAGTAAGTTTGAAATGCGTAGGTTTCATCTTGGAAGCCTTCTTTTAGGTGTAAGTATTCTTCAAGCAATGTTGCTGCTACCTGTTTTGTGCCTTGCATAAATACACGTTTAGCAATGTATATCTTTTCGTTGTATGCTTGGCCTAGTATGTTTTCACCTAGGAACTCGCTAACAATGATTGGATAGCTATCAACCTCAAAGCCAATGCCACGATTAAATGCGATAGCTTTTTGTAGCATCTTTTGTTCGACAACCGTTAGCGTACCTTTCGCGCTGTCAGTCATAGCTTCCATGATGTACTCACGGCACATTTTACGCGCTGATTTGTTCATGCGATGGTCAAGGCTCTTTGCCATTGATTTGCATGTTTGCATAAATAACTCCGAGCCGTCACTTGAATAGTCAAACTGATTCTCAAATTTATCATCGCCAGCTATAAGCGCGTTTTTTATGATATTTGCATCGGCATGGTGCGATATGGCTTTCATTGCGTAGTGTGTAGCCATAAATGAATGCTTGAGCGTTCTGTCCTCAGTTAAGTCAACATGCGACTTAATGTCGTATGTATATAGAGATGGGCGAGATAGCTGCATAACACGAATGCCGCGATAGTAAATAAAGTCTGATTCGCCTTGGTGAATATCAGCATAGCTTGACTCAATGATCGGCTTTGAGTTAAGAATAATCTCATGCTTCATTGCCCATACTGAATCCAATTTTGAACCACTGATAGCAATAACGGTATCGCTTTCAGATGCATCAAAACTATTGGCTTGATAGATAGTGCCGCCTTCATCCGTACAATTGCAGTACAGCTCACGGAATGCTTGCCATAACTCCCAATTCTTGCCAAGCTCAGTAGTAAAAGCCAAAGCCTCGCCGTTCATGGTAATAAAAGTAAATTCATCAACACGTACAGTTTGCCGCTTTGTGCTAAATTCATACTTCTTGCCGCCAGTGTGGATTGTGATTTCGCAACCTTCTCGCATGAGTATTGCGATAGCGTATTTTAGACCTGTGCCAAAATAGCCAATTGCAGAATCGTTTTCTTTAGATGAAACGCCAAAAGTTGTGATGCTTTTGATGTCGATATTGCCTGAGTTTTTAAAAACTATCATTAGAGTATCCTTGTACGATGTTGAGTGAGTATGTCAGCTAATTAGTGGTACAAGCACCAATTACTTGCGTGCACTCCTGCAACTGACAGTTAAACTTTATAACAAAACGACTTTAACTGCAACAACAATTCGGTAGCGCCTGTCATAAAAGCGCTCGACCTAATTTTAAAGATAATAGCCTTTATGCACTGATACAAAGTTTCTATACATAAACGCTAAGTTGTCATCTCTAATACTTTTACGAATCCTTGCCTTCATCTGATCGCATGTTTCTGGTGCAAATAGGTTATGTAGCCAGTTCATTTCATTCTCCTAATTAACTGCACTCCCAAAATAGAAGTGCTTGGTTTTGGTACATTAGATTAGTGGTCTATTTAGAGGCGCTACCGTACTCACGGGCACTTAACTAAACATCTCGCAGCCCGCCTTAACATGTGCGTTGTCGCAAGGAGGCTGCTTCTGTGGAGAATGTGAACGAATAAAAGCTATTGCCTCGCTAATTGTGTCGTAATCGCCTTCAAACATTACCGATGTACGTGCGTCATTTTTCATGCGCGATTGAAAACTCATTAAGTGTGCTATTAACTGATTGCTCATATAAATCTCCCGAATAAATAAACTAGTAAAACTACGAATGCAACATCGCCTAATGCGATGAAAATTGACTCAATCAGCAACCTCATAACTATCCTTTCATTAAAAAGACTGTGTAGCTAATATAAATACTATCCCACACATCCCAGCCACCATCACACACAACACAAACACCTCAAGCTTACTTGGCACATACTCAGGTCTATCATAATGCTCATAGTGAGTAGGTTCGATCTGGTGGCGCATATTGACTATGGTGGTTTGTTTCATTTTGCCCTCGCT